CTATGAGAATGTTGAAGACTGTGAGGTTGTTGTCAGCCCATCAACCCGGCAATATGTTCACTACGGAAACAACTTGTTGGGCTTTATTCATGGCGATGGTGCAAAAAACCTTGTTGAATTGATGAGCAACGAAGAACGACAGTTGTGGGGCGAATGTGAACATCATGCTTGGTTCCACGGTCATTTGCACCACCGACAAGTTGTTGAGAAAGGAGGGTGTTTAATTGTCCAATTGCCATCCCTTGCAGGGCATGACCGATACCATGCACGACAAGGCTACACTACCAGCAAGGCTGGATTGGCCGCACACCTCATTGACAAACAAAAAGGCTTGATTGCTACCTTCTTTGCTCCGGTGGAGGGTGAGCATTGAAGCGTGAACATGTTCGTTGCGATTCGTGTGGTTGGGAAAGTAAAGGGCTTTCCCAAGCCAAGGCTTATACGAGAGTCTGCCCGTATTGTGGTATGCGCTCGCTCAAGCCATGGTCGTGAATGAATGTCGTTAAAGATTGATATTTTTTGGAAAATGCCCGTGAACATGTTTGTGATGCCCAATGTCTCAAGTGAAATCTGCTTTAGCCTTTGAACGGGTAAGAACCGATGTTTCGTATTTTTATCGTTGGCTTGGTTATGCTTGGGGAAAGCATATTGGCGACTGGATGAACATTTACACCGACAGAAAGGGGGCGCATGTCCACCGTGTTTGTATTATTGCACCACGAAGCCACAGCAAATCAACTACTCTTGGCGTAAAACTATTGCACATGTGCTTGTTTGAGAAGTTTAACGGCAAACCTATGGACATTTGGTTGTTTTCTGCATCCCAAGACACGGCGGTTCGTAGACTGGCTGAGATTCGCAAGGACTTAACAACGCACAAAGAGTTGGCACGCTACATTGACCCAAAGAAGGGCGGTAAGCGTGAGTTGTGGTTGAACAACGGGGCCGTTATTCGCTGTTCCTCCGTTGGTTCTGCCATCCGTGGCGACCACCCTGCTGTTGTAGCCCTTGACGATGTATTGCTTGATGCAAAGAAAGAGTTGAACAACGAGCAGTTGCGCCATTGGTTGCGTAAGGTTGTCATGCCAATGCTTGACCCCGGCTCATTTTTGTTTTGCGTTGGCACGCCAATGAGCATGATGGATTTATACCACACAGAAATGCTGGACAATCCCGAATGGAAAACCGGCACATGGTCTGCTATTCCCAATTGGGATGAGTCCAAGCACGAGCCGGAAAATCTGTATGCACTTTGGCCGGAGTTTCGCCCACTTGATTTTCTTTTAGAGCAAAAGAAAGTGACAGGAGACTTGGAGTTTGCACAGGAGTTTTTGTGTAAGGTGATTGACGACGATGCCGCAGTATATCCACGCAAATACACACGGGCAAACATGGACTTAGAGCAATTGTTTGACAAAGAAAAGCGTGATGAAGGCAGATATGTTGTTGGTTTTGACCCTTCGCAGGGGTTGGGTAAGGACTACTCAGTGCTGGTTGCTATGCGTCAAGAATCCGATGGCTCGTTGGCCGTAGCAAATGTTTGGAGACGCAACGATTTTTCCCCCGATAGACAAGCCGACATGATAGGCGAATGGTGCAAGAAGTATAGTGCGCCACTTGCGGCTGAGGATGTTGGATTTCAACGATTGTTTCAAAGTCTTTTAGAGGCAAAAGGTATCTCGGTGGACTATCGCCAAAGCAAGGTTAGCAACAAAGGATTGAAGCAAGCGTTGATGAACCGGTTGCGGGTGTGGTTTGAGCGTGGAAAGATTGTCTTCCCCTATGGCGACGATGCTACACGACGAGTTGTCAATCAAATGCTTGAAGAATTGGAAGCACACGCTTGGAAAAACGGAGATATTGTAGATACCGGCCCACATAACGACTTGGTCATGGCCTTGGCACACGCCGTTGACCAGTTTAGCCACCAAAATTCGGGCGTGGTTTGGAACGCTCGGTCATCGGGCCGTGGAGAATGGTCGGGTGGACAAGTCAAAAGAAAAGGCGCAAGTCTGTTCCGAAGTGTAAGGCGTCGTTGAGTTTATAAGGTTCTTTTTTGAAAAATTTTGTCGCGTATTTTTGAAGGTGCCAAGCACTGCCACTGTGGGTGGCAGGCAGATTTTTGGAGCCTATCATGATAGGGTTGCCCCTTGCGGCCCCATAAAGAGCCCTGTACGGCCTTCGGTTCCTTCGGTGCTACCCTGCAAAGGGTCGCCCATGTTGCGTGGCAGGGAGGGGCCTTCTCGTGCTTAATTTCGGCATCGGCGGCGGTGGGGTCGGTGAAAGGTCGAAACCGGCACCGCCGTGACGGGAGAATGCCCCGTTGACAGGTCGGGCCAGCGGAGACACGGGGCCACATCTCCACCATTGGCCTTCCTCGTTTGCTTGTTGTCCTCCTGTGTTCGTCGTGTTGTGGGTGGTGTCCTCAAGCGTTGATGTCAGCAACGCCGCCAGCGTGAGCGATTGGCTCAAGGGCGAGGCCAAGGCGGTCGGTGTGGCTTCCGTCGGTGTGTGGGTAGTGGAACCACACAGGGACGAGACGGGCGGGACGCCAAACGGTGTCACCCATGTTCTCACGGTAGCGGATGCCGTGGCAACCCATGAGGGCCGTCACCGCTTGCTCCGGTGTGTGGGTGTCCTTGAGGACGCCTTGAACCACCTTGAACGCCTCCTTGGACATGCGGAAGGCAACGGCTCGCACCGCTCCCATGTCAGTCGAGGCGACCCCTGCTTCGTTGCCGTTGAAGGTCAAGAGGGGCAGGTGTGCGGTGTTGCCGTTTTGGGACAGGTAGGCGGCATGACAGTCGCAAGTCGGACAGCGGCGGCTTCCGGTCTTGGCTTCGGGGATGCCCCACTTTGCGGCCACCTTTGCGCTCACCTTGTCGTCAAGGACGGCAGGGGCCGACCAGTTCACAGGAACGGCCTTGCCAGCCTTGGGGTGTGGCTGTCCTCCAAGCGGTGCGCCCTTGTTGGCTCCACGCATGACGACAGCCCCGGCGGGGTAGTGGCTTGGGAAGTACCCACGCTCTCCGGCCTTGGTGCATTCGCCGCAGTAGTAGGCGTTTGAGTCAACGCCCACCTTGAACCAGTCAACCACGCCGTCAGCGTTGAGGTTGAAATGCTCACGGGTGGCGTACTGTTGAACGCCTTGCTTGGACTTGAGGTCGCCTTGCATGATGTGGCTACCCTCAAGCGAGACATAGCGCACGACATCGCCCTCATCAAGGCCGAAGGCATCCCGCACCTCTCGGTTGGCGGGGGCATAGCCTTCTTCAATTTCCTCGCTGTCAGTAGCGAGGGAACGGCGCATGGCATCAAGGCGCACTTGGTCAAGCATCTTCACCCTGCGAAGGGCGAGCATGGCAGACACACAGCGGCGGCCGTTGGTGGTGTTCAATGCCTTGTCAACATACGAGGACGCCCCAAGGATGAGGTGCCGTGGTTGCCCGTTGTCGTCAATGATGGTGAGCCGGTCAATGCCGGAGTCACGGACATGGAACACCAAGTCGGCGGTGTTGGCCTTGTTCAAGCCGATGTCCATCAAGGCACCCATGCGGCCAGCGTCAAGGACTCCGAGGACATCCTTTGCGTTGAAGCCGTGGTGCTTGCGGGTCATCTTGGTGCCGGTCTTGCCGAGGCCCATGGCCTTCATCACGAGGGTGATGAACAGGGCCATGACTGCGGCCCCGAGTGTTTCGTTCTCTCCCTTCATGCGGTCAAGCATCAAGGGGTCTTCTCCGTTTCTGTCGGTTTTCATTTTTCTTCCTCCATGTAGCCGTTTGGTCTATCGTTTTCCTTCGTATTCCTCAGCGGCTATGCCGCATGGTGGGGCTCCTCACTATATCAAGTCTTAGTCAATTTTGCTTGAAATTGGCCGATTTTAGTCGGGTTTGAGCGCGCCGACGGGCCGTAACTGTGCGACCTGTGTGACCGATTTGGGCGACCTGTGTGACTGAGTAGTGAACCAGCGGTTCAGTAGTGAACCACCATTCGGCCAGTCTTAGTCGCGACTGAATCCGCCAGCCCGTCACCCGACTTAGTCGGTTCGTCTTAGTCGGTTGGTGCGCCGGTCTTAGTCGGTTTTCACACACGAAAAAAAAAGAAAACTTAGTCGGTATTTTTCCGGACTTAGTCGGAAAGATTTAGTCGGAAAAAGAGGTATCTTAGTCGTAAAAATACCTGCGGTCTTAGTCGGAGAGAAAGAAGACTTAGTCGGAAAGTCTTAGCCGGAAAAAAAGACTTAGTCGCCGGTAGAAATCCGGAGGACTTAGTCGCAATCAGCCCCCCCGAAGGGGGGCGCAACTTAGTCGGAAGGGCGGCTGGCTTAGTCGTCAAGGTAGTCGGGTTCCATCGCCGGCATCTCGTAGACGATGATGCCTGTTCGGTTGCAGATGATAAGCAAGCGGTCAGCGTTGGCTTCAATCAACAACTTGGGGTCGCCACGGTGAGCGTTCATGAGAATCTCCACGGTGTCCACCCATTGAGCGAGCGGTTCTTCAATGTCCTCTTCTGTGCATGGGTTGTTGTTGATGGTGAGGTCGGTCAATGACCAGTAGCCATGAACCAAGGTGTTGAGGATGTGAGCAGGTGGGCGCATCTCCATCAGTTCCACCCCTCAAGGTCGGCG